AACTCTTTTTTTTATAAATATAAAGAAATAATGCAACAAAGGAGAAAAAGATGGCTTTTCAGTTATCCCCCCAAACAAGAAATGGCACACTCCAAGCAATCGAAACAGCAATTGGCGCAAATCCAATTCTTACGATTGCTACAGGATCAGCGCCAACTGAGTGTCCAAGTGCAAATACAGGTGTTATCGTAGCAACTATGATTTTACCAGCAGATTGGCTTTCAACACCAAATAATGGCGTAATGCAGTTATCAGGTAATTGGCAAGACCTTTCAGCGGATGCTTCTGGTACTGCTGGTTACTTTAGGGTACATCAAGCTGATGGTAGCGTATGTCACTTGCAAGGTACTATTTCAGCATCTGGTGCTGGTGGAGATATGCAACTCGACAACACAAACATCGCAATTGGTCAACAAATCACTATTACTACATTTACAATTACTGCTGGTGGTGCATAAAGGACGTTCTAAATGTCTAACGGCACATTTACAGGGAGTATAGACTATACCTTTTTCGGTGGGGGCTTTTCAGTTCTTGTCGGTCAAGCTAACAGCACGTTCGATTTATCATTTACATCTGACGTGTTTACTCCTGTTCATGCTAACGCTAACAACACTGTAGACTTTTTTCTTACTGCTGGGGTTGAAACGCCAACTATATATGGTGAATTCAACGGCACAATAGAATTTGATTTAAACCAAAGTGGTCGTATTGAGTTTGGACGTCAAGGATATGGCGAATCTGCTAACCTTTCTATAGAATTTACTGGCTCTGCTACAGCCTTTAACCCTATCGTAGGTAGTTTTGATAACATATTTCCAATTGAGTTCTCTGGTACTATGGCTCAGTTCTCATTGGGTCAAACTACAGGTGCTTTTTCATATGCTCTACAGTCCAAAGTGATTAATTATACGTTATTAAACAAAAGTAGACCAAACTTAACAAACGGTATTAGACTACAAGATACACAAAACAACCAAGTAACTATAAAACAACAGCCAAATGGTGTGAAGATACGCAATAATGGCGAAAATTTTGTTATAATCAGATAATAACTTTTTAGATAAATAAAAGTAAACGGAGAAAACACATGTCGGATAACTTCTACATCAAGCAAAACGATACTGCACCATCCCTAGAAGTAGTCTTAACAAGTTCGTCTGGACGTGCTAAACCTATGACGGAAGCGGCGTCTATTGCATTCAATATGTCAACAGATGCTGGCGTTAATGTTGTTAGCCTTGGTACAGGGACAATCGTTAACTCAGCAAAGGGTATTGTTGCCTACACTTGGCAAACAGGTGATACCTCTAACACAGGTATCCATAACGCAGAATTCCAAGTTACTTACAATAACGGTCAGATCGAAACATTCCCAAACTCTGGATATATTAAAGTAATCATTAAAGGTGAGTTAGCATAATGGCACAACCAACATCAAAAGAAGACTTTAAAGACTACATCCTAAGAAAAATAGGCGCACCTGTAATTGACATCAATGTTGCAGATGAGCAAGTAGAAGATCGTGTAGATGAAGCAGTTTCTTTTTGGAGAGATTATCACTACAACGGCAGTCAAATGGTTTACCTAAAACATCAGATCACCGAAGCAGATAAAGAAAATGGCTATATTCCATTACCACAGGGGTTGTTAGGTATATCTAAAATATTTGACATGGACACTAGTATCTCGACTGGTACTGGTATGTTTAATGTAAATTATCAATTTGTTTTAAATAACATTCAAGACATGACTAGCTACAGTATGCAAAACTATTACATGACTATGCAACACATTGAGTTCATGCAAGAAATGTTAGTTGGCAAGCAGATGATACGTTATAACAAACACGTAAATAAATTGCACATTGATACAGATAATAAATCTTGGGTTGTAGGCAATTATATTATTATTGAAGCATACGACGTTGTTAATCCTGATGAATACGCAGAAGTTTGGTCTGATCGTTGGTTACAGAACTATGCGGCTGTCCTTGTGCGTGAGCAATGGGGTTTAAACCTAACTAAGTTTACACAGATGCAATTAGTTGGCGGTGTGCAGTTTAATGGAGAACAAATATTAGCAGAGGCTAGGGCTGATCGTGAACGTATGGAAGAAGAAGCAATTCGTTCATACCAACCGCTAACATATAACTATATCGGATAAGAGATGGCAACGAACGCATTTTTCAGAAACACTACGAATAGTTACGAACAGAACTTGATTGATGACTTGGTTATTGAGTCTATTCAAATCTATGGAATTGACGTAAAATTCGTTACGAGAGCAAACGCTAATATAGACCCTATATTGAATGAGGACGATATTCCTACATTCGATCAGTATTATGATTTTGAAGTTTATATTAAAAACGTAGATGGGTTTGAAGGCGAAGGCGACTTCTTGAGTAAGTTTGGTTTGCAGATCAGAGACTCAATTACATTTACTGTTGCTATTAGAACTTTCGAAAGATTTGTTACAAGAGAAAACGACAAGAGAATAAGACCTATTGCTGGGGAAGTTATATTCCTACCTCTAAACAATAAGCTTTACAAAATTCAACATGTAGAACATGAAAGTGTGTTCTATCAAAGTGGTGCATTACAAGTTTATGATATGCGTTGCGAACTTATGGAATATTCTGGTGAGCAATTTGATACAGGGTATTATGAGATCGATCATTTCTTTGATGATATTGATACTACAGCGAACACAGTAAACACACTTACTTCATTGACTGCCGTTGATCCACTTGCTGATAACTTGGCGTTTGAACAACAAGCTGATGATATACTAGACTTCTCTGAGCTAGACCCATTCAGTGAAAATATTAGCATACAGGATTTATAAACAATGGCAATTGCAAATTACTTTTACAACTCTACTACTAGAAAGTACGTAGCGATATTCGGTACACTGTTTAATCAGTTAAAGATTGAACGTGCGAACGCTGCTGGCGTTAAACAACAAGAGATGATTGTTCCTCTTTCTTATGCGCCTTTCCAAAAGATTTTAGCAAGAGTAGCGGCTGACCCTGATCTTATCAACAGCACACGTCCAGCAATGACACTTCCAAGAATGTCTTTTGAGATTAACAGCATTGCGTATGACCCTGCAAGAAAAATAGCTACAACACGTAAAGTATTAAAGCCCACATTCAATGACGATCAGACGCAAAGAGATTACTTGTATTCTGGCGTTCCTTATAACTTGGACTTCTCACTTTATATCATGACAAAATACGCTGAGGACGCTACTAAGATTATGGAACAAATCATACCGTTCTTTACTCCAGATTGGACTGTAACGGCTAAAATGATACCAGACGCCGAACCTATCGACATTCCCATTATCCTAAACAGTGTAACAACTGAGGACTTGTATGAAGGTACGTTTGAAGAAAGACAGTCAATTCTATACACCTTGACATTTACTCTCAAAGGTATGTATTTCGGACCTGAGAAGAAAAAGAAGATTATTAAGTTTGTAGATGTTGATATGTTCAATGGTACGGATACCAATGCACCTTTCTTAGAGGGCATAGACATCAAACCAGGACTTAACGCAAACGGCGAACCCATAACTACAGAAGGGCAGACTGCTACAGCAAAAGCCATTCTTGTAAATGGTAGGGTAGATGATATTCAAGTATTAGTTGATGGTGAGAGATACAATGCTAATACTACAGTTACTATTGCCGCACCAGATACAGCCAACGCATCTATTACTACTACAATGGCAAATGGTTCTTTGAGTGGTGTCAATATTCTAAACGGTGGTGGTTACTTCTCTACACCCCCAACAGTCAGCTTTAGTGTTCCAGATGCAGTACCACAAACAGCAACGGCAACAGCCACACTTTCTGGTGAAAGTATCGACGCAATAACAGTTACAGGTAGCGGTAATTATTACACAAGCCCAACGTTTAGTATTGCTCCACCACCAAACGTTGCACAAGAGTTTAAATTTGGTGACGATGCTTTACCACACGCATCTGAAAATGATGTTACATTGTTACATACATTCACTGGCTTCTTTAGCTCCAACACAGGATACAAGGTTCAGTTTTGGATTTATCCAACATCAATGCCAGCAGGAAATCCATTCTCTATTCTGTTTGCTCCATTCACAAAAATCTTTATGGAAACAACAGGACAAATAAAATTTCAATATGGCTCACAGGGTGTTGTTAGTGGCGGTACTGTAACTATGGGTCAGTGGAATCATGTTGAACTAGAACATTCTGGTACGGACATTAGAATTAACGTAAACGGAACCAAGGGTACAACCGAAACTCGTGGGGCAGGTAATGTCGCATTGCCTAACCATACATACAAAGTTGGCGATGCACAAGGCAACCAATCTGTGTTTGATGGTGCTAATCGTAGTTTCCTTGGGTACATAGATAACGTTACATTTGAAACACAAGCTCAATTAGTTGGTGTTGATGGTGACCCATACAGTGTTCCTACATCTGCACAGACAGGCGACATCTTTACGGCTGACTTCAATAAAACACTCCCAACTGCTACAATCACAGCTACAGATGGTGAAGTGACTTCTATAACAGTAACAGATGGTGGGCTTGGATACACGTCTGGCGCACCAATAATTACTATAGATGCACCAGATGATGTACCATCAAGTTTCGCGGTAGTTGGAACACCTGTTTTAGTTAATGGCTCTATTACAAAGCTGTCAATAAATAGCATAGGTAAATTCTATGATACTGATGCAATAGTAACTGTGTCAGCACCAACTGCTACTACTGCTACTGCAACCGCTGTAATTGCATCCAATGGTGATGTTTCGTCTATTACAGTTACCGATGCTGGTCTAGGTTATAGAACAGTGCCTACCGTGACTATATCACCACCAACCTTTGGCTCAATTCCATACCAAGAAATTGAGTTCGATGATGACTGGGGTATCATTAAAACAATAGTGAGTGAATAATATGAATGATAAGATAGCTGAGAACCTTGGTCTTAGACCTTTGGCAGAGATTAGGGAAGAAGAATTAGAACAAGAAGTTCTTCCCGTTGAAGTTAAAGAAGAATCTACTGTGGTTGAATACCACCCAGACCCTGTTGATGAAGAAAACCTTAATGATCTTACCAAAGTACGTGAGAATATTGAAGGTGTTATTGATCTAGGTAATGAAGCAGTAAGAGAGATGCTAGAGATAGCTAAACAATCTGAGTCTGCAAGAGGCTTTGAGGTTGTGTCAACTTTAATGAAAACTTTATTAGATGCTAACAAAGATTATGCAGACATATCTACTAAAAAGAAATTCGCAAAAGAAGAAATCATGGGACCTAAAGAAAATGCCCAAACAAATGTTACTAATAATAACTTGATTGTTTCTACTGCCGATTTGTTGAAAATGTTGAAAGAGAATGAGAATGGGTGATGGTTATCTAGGTAATGTACATCTCAAGAAAGTATCAGAGGACGTAGAGTGGACACCAGAACTTCTTAAAGAGTTTATGAAGTGTGCTAACGACCCTATATACTTTTCTAAGACCTACATTAAAATTATTCACGTTGATAGGGGATTAGTACCCTTTGAAATGTATGGTTATCAAAAAGAAATTGTGCAAAAGATTTCTGATAGCAGACGTGTTGCTGTATTAACTGCACGACAGTCTGGCAAAACCACAACTGCGGCGGCTGTCATATTACACTACGTATTGTTCAACGAATTTAAAACAGTTGCTATCCTTGCAAACAAGGGTGATGCTTCTCGTGAAGTTTTGGCTAGGGTTAAGTTGGCTTATGAGGCGCTCCCTAGATGGCTACAACAAGGCGTTAGTGAATGGAACAAGGGTAACATTGAACTTGAGAATGGTTGTAAAATTCTTGCTGGTACAACATCATCCTCTGCTATTCGTGGTAAATCTATTAACTTTCTATACCTTGATGAGGTTGCATTCATTGAAGGTTATGATGAATTCTTCGCATCAGTTTATCCTACAATTTCATCTGGTGAGAGTACAAAGCTATTAATGACTTCTACACCTAATGGTCTTAACCACTTCTGGAAGACTTGTAAGGGTGCTGAAGAAGGCACTAACGGTTACGAGTTCGTTAAGGTTATGTGGGATGACGTCCCAGGTCGTGACGAGTCTTGGAAGAATGAAACCTTAGAAGCTTTAGACTTCGACCAAGAGAAATTTAATCAAGAATATTGTTGTCAATTCTTAGGTAGTTCTGGTACACTTATCGACAGTGCCAAACTAAAAGAATTAGCACCATCTCGCCCTATAGTCGAACAAAACAACATATGCCAATACGAAGCACCTATTGAGGATCATACGTATGCTATGACGTGTGATGTTTCTCGTGGTAAGGGGCTTGATTATTCAACAT